GTTTCCCAGTCACGATCGCCCGGTTCACCGAAGTACATGGCACAGCGAGAACTAATCGGGCGATCTGCTTATTTCAGCGATGAGAATCTCAGAGCATTCGAATCGCGCATACTTCACGCGCAGACTTACCGGAATCGGAAGCTTTTGGGCGTTGTCGAGTCGGTCAGAACGCATTTGACGCAATCGAGACGTGGGAAGCGGTTTGTGATCTTCGACACAACCGGCGCAATCATTGAAAAGTCGGAAGCTTCCTATGAATCGAGCGAGAAAGCGGTCGAAGATATGGAAAAGATCATTGAGAAGATCAACGTTATTGCCGTTACGTTGCAGTCGCTTCGCAACATGGAAGCAATGATTCAAAGGCGGATCAACGAGCTTGCCGAAAGCATCCAGAAGCCCAAAGCCCAATTCAAGCAATTGCTCCCGGGCATCGATCAGGCTGCTGATATTCCGAGATCGCAGGTTTGGTATTCTGTTCGGGTAGCAAAGAAGGAAGGCAAAGACGTCAAACGAGATCGAGACGGCTTTTGGTTTGACGGAAGGCTCGTTTTTAGTCAAATTCACAAAGCAGGGAAGGAAAGCAAATGACCAAATACACGATCAAGCCAGACGACGTGGGCAAGAACGGAAGCAGTGCCGTTATTACTCACTGCGATCATTGCCAAAACACCGTTGTCGAGCGGCCATTCGAACCACTCGGAAGGGTGCTGAAAACTGATATTGGTAAGATTTGCAAGAAAGTCAATGGGATTTGGTACGTCGAGAATCAGCAACAATTCACTGAACGTATGGCCAAGCAAGGAGTATTGAAATGAAAGCATTCATAATGCCCTTAGATCAGGTCAGAATCGAGATCGAAGAAGATACACCGCAGGATTTAATCAGACAGATTGCATTCTGGCAAAGCCTGCCGTCCAAATGTCCTCGATGTGGACACAATTTGCGCTTTCACTTCCGGCGCGCAGGCGATAAACAGCAATACAAGTTTTACGAGCTTTTGTGCACGAATCCCGATGAATGGCACAAGGCCAGCATCCACGAACACGCCGACAACTCAGGAATGTTCTGGAAATGGGATGAAAAGTTTATTGGTTGGAAGGAGATAAAGGCCAGAGCGGCGGGCGATGATATACCGGAACACAGAGACGTCGCACCTGAAGATGCAGACGCTTACGAGAACAAATTGGAAGAAGCCAGGTCGATCTTTCAAGAAGCTGAGAACGAGAAAGTCTTGTCAAAACAAATCCTTGCTGCTTGGCGGGCAAATTTCAAGACAGCAACAACACTCAAGAAACTCGAAAAGTGTCTGGCGGAGTTCACGGAAGCCGTCGTCGGCGGTAGAATCAAGAAGCGCGAACGAGAAGCCAAAAAGGGCAAATAAATTCGCCATATCCGCAAAGATTGTTTCACGTGGAACAGCTATATTTAGTCAACAAATGGGGATTGTGAGCCTTCCACGCCACAAATAACAAAGCGGAATCGGGAAACAAGCACTCGGTTTCGCCTCACAATCCCCAACTCTTTGAAAAGGCGCGGACTTCATTCCCTCCCCTCCCCACAAATAGACCGGTTGACAGGCAGGCCGGTCGAGTCCGCGCCGTTATTTAACCAAAAGGAAGGCTTAAAATGAATATTCTGAGAATCGCAATGCAGGAAGGAAAGCACATCGAAATCGTCTATACGTCTCACGTTAAAGGAGCAGATGTAGAAATCAAGCACAAAACGCACTTCGATGATCCTTACGTGACAAATGTGCTCCCGGCACTAATCGCGTGTTACAAGAAATTCAACGATTTCATTCCGCAACTTTCCGTCGGCGGATTCGATGACGTCGTGGCAAAAAGAATCATTTTCAAGGAAGATAAAAACGGTAATCGCGGGCTGATGATCGGTGCGCAGGCAGAGATAGAAGATAACAACCGTCCCTGGAATTTTACTACGCCGGTAAAATACGAAAGCAAGAACGAACCCGGAAAAGCAAACACTCTCAGCATTCGCATCATCGAAGCGATTGAAGAAATAGAAAAACTTTGCGAAGCTCATGTCAACGCTGAGCCGGCGCAAAGAGACATCTTCGATCAAGAAGAAGTTGCCAATTCGGAAGATTGGGAAAGTCAACCTCCCAGCGCCGAAACGGCAGAAGAAGGTTCTAAGCCGGAAACCGGCGAAGAAAAAAGGTCAACGGCGTCAAAGCCACCGAAAACGGGCAGCGCGGCCAAAGCCGCGATAAAGGAAATGAAAAAGAAGGCAGCAGCTTCTAAAAAAGTCACTTCGCCTAAGGGCGAAAAACAGTCTCAGGTGGGTTGAATGATCCAGATCAGTAAAAAAGAAGATGGCTTTTTCTTTCGGCAAAAGTCTAAAGCGTTGGACAGATGGGAAAATACCTACCTCGGCTTGCATCCTGCCGATATTGAAAAAGCCAGAAAGCAAGGCTTTCTCGAAATAAACGGAATCAAAGAAGTTGTGATCTTCCACCATTCCGCAACCACGCAAAAACAGGAGGAGCTATTTTGAAAAAAGAAATGTCAAAAATCTGGACGCTCGAAGTTCAGATAAAAGAGAATGTCTGGACTGGTGAGTTGCTACAAAATCACGGAATTTTTATCGGAGATACAAAAACAGCAATAGCACGCCTCAAAGAGAGAGCAGCCTTTGCAAAAAAACGATTTAGGCTATTACAAGTTAAAACCGAGATAATCGCATATTCGGATGAGATTTAATGGAATTATGACTTAATAGAAAAGGCAAAGAATGAATGAATTGGATCAAAAGATCAAAGCAAATCTCGAAGAATGCCGGAAGGTTTTGAAAGCGAGAAAGCCAATGAAACTCAAAGTCAAAATCACAAAAAACCCAAACTCAATCATGGCAAAGATTCACGAGCTCAAGATCGGCGACATTTGGGAAGTCGAGAGTTTCATTGGAATAGACGAGCCTGTTTGGTGCGCAATTAAACTGGCATCAGGCGAGTCTTATTTGATGCACTGTTCAGAATTCGAGGTAATCGAATGAGAATGACGGACACGGAACTTGAAAAGTTGTTAAAAAAAAATCCGGCCATTCGCATCATCAAATCTACATCGTCATCCGATATAAATCTCAAACACCCTATCCCCGAGCTCGCATCGTCAGAAAAGAAAAACATCAGGATCGTGCTTCATACTGAACCCAAAAGATTCGATTCCGAGGCAGAAAGAAAAGTTGCACTCCACTGGTTACCGCTACAAGAACCAAAAGCGTCAGGATATCAAGAGCTTGTCATAAAACTTCCAGGGGGAAGGTATACACCCGACTTCTGGTTTATTGACAAATTCGGCATCTTCTGTATTGTCGAAGTCAAAGGAATCATCCGGGGACGGGATGGAAAGAAAATTCATCATAAAAGCCATCGCGACTCACGGGCAAAGTTCAGAGCGGCAAAAGCTTTATGGTCGTGGGCGCGATTTATTTGGATTGAAGTGAAAGGGGATGAGTTCAATGTCAAAACCTGAAATATGCGTGATCTGCCTTGAGAAATTAGACCAAATTACCGGAAAGCGTGTGCGCTTCACATGCAGTGCAAAGTGCAGAAAAGCGCTTTCGCGCAGAGAGCAAAAAAGAAAACGTCAGCCAAAATACATTCAGTTTCAAATAGATTGGCACTTAAACAAGGCAGAGGAGCTATACGAGAAAGGTTCAGATGATTTTGAAGGAATAGCATGGCATGAAGAAAAAGCGAGCGAATTTCAGGATAAGCTCGAATTGTCACAAATTAATCACCGAGCCGAAAGGAGATAAATTCAATGTCAGAGAATAAACCAAAGATTGCACTTTACTCTGCGTCTTGGTGCAACAGGCCACCCCTTAAAGTCTGTGAAGAACACAGGCTCGAAGTAATGAGCATCGCAAGAAAAAACAAATGGGAAATCGAACTCAAGCCAATTCTAAACATCGACTGTGTACTCTGTCATTTATGCGAAAAAAGAAAGGAAGGAAAATGAGTGAAACAAAAATCGACAACATCAAAGTCTCAACAATTTACTCACTGGCTATCGATCTCGCCATAAAAGACCAAATGGATATGCCCATCAAAGAAGTCTGGAACAGGAAACTACCAAACAATCTTACGTTCGCAATCAATCCGAAAAAGGAAACACAATACGTCCGGGCAAATGATGATGCGATGGAGGTTGAACTAAAACTCGGCCAAATGGCGATTTGGGAAGGCGATTGGCTGCTCGGACTTATTTTTCCTGACGGAGGAGTCATTTTAGGAGATCAAAAAAAGGAGGAAGAAGTTATCGAAGCATTCAAACAAGAGCTTGAAAAATGAGTTATCCCGGCGGAAAAGAAGGGAGCGGAACATATCAAAATCTGATTAACAACATTCCACCCCATCAAGCTTTTATTTCCGGTTTTCTCGGAAACTGCGCCATAATGCGGCTGAAAAAGCCAGCAAAGCGAAACATCGGAATCGAGATAAATCGGAAAATTATCAAAAGATGGGTAAAACCGAAAGGCATGCTTGATTATGAAATAAGAAGAGAATGTTTCGTCAACTGGATCGATTCACATTATGGCACATACTGGTCTAATTGTGAAGATGCTTTCTTCTTTCTCGATCCACCATATCTGAACACGAGGTCCCGAATAAAATACGAATCAAAGTTTGCAATAAGCGCACACCTTCACTTGCTCGAAAGAATCCTTAAATTTAAAGCAATGGTGATGCTTGTCGGATATCCTTCAAAGCTATATGAAAGAATGCTTGGAAATTGGAGTACCTTCACCTATGAGAATTGGACGCGGGGGCACAGTAAAGTAACTGAAAAGGCTTGGTGCAATTACGGGATCCCACCGTCAGAATTGCACGACTACCAGTATTTAGGTAAAGACTACCGGGACAGGGAGCGAATCAAAAGAAAGCGGAGCAGGAACGTTCGTAAAATCCTCTCCCTACCAGAACTCGAACGTGCTGCGCTATTTGAAGAACTCAAATTAAATCAAAAATAAGGAGTATCTCAAATGAAAGGAAAAAACATGCTATCAAATGCTCAAATTGGTACGACCCATCGCTTCTGCGCAAAAGAATATTGTAGGAAGCAAACAAAGATCACCGCTCACTACACCGACGAAGGAGGTTTCTTTCGGGCACGGCCGGTCTGTGAAAAACACAAAGACATGTTTAACGACGAAGCGGACATTGTAACTTTTAAACTGAATCGAGCGGAGCCAGTAGAATGAAAAACAAAAAACTTGACTTTGCACCTTTCCATGCAAGACAAAAGAGTGCGTACAGAAAGCGTACGCGGCAGTTTAAGAAAGCTTATATCTGGTGCAAGGGATTTGTTGCCGAGAAGGGGTCGATAGCCGCAGCAGCGAGAAATTTAGAATTCGTCTCAAAGGGCATGTTGCAGCGTTTTTTAATCGAAGGAATCGAGCCGGTGAATGATGATTCTCGAACCGAGCTCGGTTTACCTTTAGTCTGCAAAGGGTGTGGGCGGCAACGCTACAAAAAGAAAAAGCAAACGAAACCCAATCTTTCAACATCAGCGAAGCGCGTTGTCGTGGAACCCGACATTCTGCGAAGAAACGGACAGATTGTTTGGAATATCTACACGGCCTACACACGCACCCGCGCACAGCCCGAAGAATCTGAAATTGTTATTAGAGAAACAAAACGACTCATAAAAATCGAATGGAAAAAGGAAAGGAAGGCCACTGTTGAGAAATCAAAGCTTTGCAATGACGATCGAGCAGTATAAAAACCGAACAAAGACAGTAACAAGACGCCTCGGATGGAAGTTCGCAAAGGTCGGAGATATCGTCAATGGTGTCGAGAAATGTCAAGGATTGAAGAAAGGGGAGAAGATCGTCATTCTTGGGCAGCATCGCTTCACTAAGCTTCGATGGGAACGCCTGTCGTTGATGATTGACGAACCTGTTTATGGACAAATGGAAACGATACTCGAAGGCTTCCCGAATCTGACACCGGAGGAATTCGTCAGAATGTTTGCCAAATCTCACAACATATCAATCCATACCAAAGTGCATCGGATGGAATTCAAGTATGTTTAATTCTTGAAAGACCGAGGGCATGTTGCCGAAAAAGAAAAGAACGTGCGGCGAGCCGAAAGAAAGTGTGACATAAATGGTTGACTTAACAGAAAAGATCAGAGCTATTCACAAAGATATCCCAGATTGGAATGATCGTCACATCGCGGGAGCAAGGCTTTGCGGAATCAATACGCATAGCTGGCCTATTAAAGACAATCAACTCAGTCTAAATGAAAATGGTGTTTTTGTGAAAGCTGATAAGATTTGGAGCTATAAGGATAAACAACTTAGGGATGACTTCAGCGTTGTCATTCATGCAAAGCAACTGCCAAACGAAAAGATAATCTCGGCCTGGAATTACTCTCTCGGAATCGAATCAATGGGTGGAAGCTACAGACCGCTATCGATCCTATCAGTGCATCACTTCAATAGCTTCGATGAAGCTTTCAATTTCGAACGTTTAGAAATAGCGAACAAGATCGAATATCACATGACAAAAGGGTTTATTTTGATAAGCCATGCGGCCGAATTAAACAAGATCAGAAGCGCATTGATCAAAGCATCAACTCAATACAAACTGTTTTAAGAAAGAAAAAAAATGAAACATAAAACATTTCCAATGCTGTTTATCGCAATTCCTGTCATTTTCGGTTGCCGAACTATACCCAACCCGGAACCGATTCTACAATGCAAAGGTCACTTTGAATTTTTCGTAGACTTCCCACCAAATAGAGGTGAAGGCAGTCAGTTTATTTTTCATCACTCAATAGCAGACAATGGCAATGGCACTTATTCAGCAGTGCTGCACGAAACATGGATCGATGGAAGTGGATTTCCTGAAGAACAATTCACCTGTGTCGCTACACCAGTTGAAAAAGAAAAAGAAGCAACTCTAATCGCCAATACTCAGCACCGAATTTACGAAGAAAGCCAAGAATCAAACAAAGCTGAGAATGCACTAAATTGTAAAGGGAGGATTTAAATGCCACGAACCCCCGGAGCCACAGAAAAAGCTTTTCAAGTAAAATGGTGTTTGAATTGCAAAACAGCACATGAGGCTGTTAGTCACGGACAGCATAATTACTACAAATGCTTCCCGTCATTCAAATTAGAACGAGAAATATGCCCCAAATGCAAATTGTTTGGCAAGCCAAAGAAGGAAAGCAAACGCTAAAAGAAACCTGACTGACCAAATTAGCCAATCACTATCCACAAGGTTTTTGAATAAAACATTCCACATGATCTCACCCCTATTTTCCGCAAAGGCCGGCGCAATCGCAGCCGGAGCATGTGCAATTTGGATTATGAGTTAAGTTATCGGCTGGCATAGTTTGAATAAGAGCTTTAATCCGATCAAGTTTCTCAAGCAGAAGAATCAGGTCGTCCAATTGTCCAGATAAGCCCGTATGACCTTCAATGCCGGCAGCATCGTCATTTGTAGTTGGGGTCGAAAGTTGAGTAAAAATGTCATCTATCGAAGAATCACTCGAAATAGATGGTTCACGAACGATCGTACGAGTACAGTTTAAAAAGAAAATACCGGTAAGTACCGCCAGAAATATCGTTTTGCGATCAATCATTTTCTGTCCATCACATCTTTAAATGAGATACTGTATTCGAGAGCTCGCACCTGCCCTTCAAGCGATGCTGTGGCCGCTTCGTAATCAGATAAACGAAGTCGATACCAAAGATAGCCGAAAAAGAAACCGATCCCCACTCCAAACAAAAAGAATACCACTATAAAGAAAAGCAATGTTCCAAAGTTGATCATCTTCCACCGCCTAATCATCGCTTTTTGCCCCCGTATTTCCCCACCAGTTTTTATGCGTAATTCCATGTGAAGAAATCTTGTAATTCAGCGCGCGCGCCGTGATGCCAAGCTTTTTCGCAGCTTCTGACTGCACCCAACCTGAAGCATCGAGAGCACGGAGAATCAAAATTCGCTCAGCTTCACGCAAATTCATCGTGCCGAAGTCAAGCTCTTGCTCAACTCTCGGCATCTTTTTACGTTGCAGCACAAGCTTTTCTGAAGCTGCGCACTTTGAGCAAACAGTCTCAAGAATAAGACGCTCAGGTCTCAATCGACCTTGCATCCTTGAAGAAAGAAAAGATAATCTACGAAGATTATTCAATTTTGCCATTTTTATCTAAATATCGATTCTTCAGATTAAAGGCCGTCTTTGTCGTAACACCCATCAGGCGCCCCGCCCCTGTCACTGTTTTTGCTTGCTGTAAAGCTTGAAGAAACGAAAGACGCTTTAGCTCATCGATATCAAAAGTAGGTAGAAGCATTTCAAAGGAATCATCCCGGTCAAAATGAAATCTCAAAACAACTTTCTCTGTCATATCGAGAACGCCAAAGGAATCAATCTCATCATTGTAAAGCAAACCTACCATTTCGTCAAATTCGTCTCGACTGTATTTGCAGTAACTCGTCGCCGTGCCAATTTGCCAAACGATCCATTTCACTTGTCATCTGCTTGCTTGTAACGAAGCCAAACAATCTCTTTAAGCTCACTTAAAGCTTGCTCAACATTGCGTAGCCTTTCCTGAAGAACTGCGACCTTCGCCCGCAGCCCAAAAATGAATGCAGCGACCGAAACCAAATAAGCAGCAGAGACCAAACCGATCGTCACCCAATGATGCAATTCCATATATCCTCCAAAAATGAAAAGCGGAAACGACGATAGATGCAACGTCCTGTCGTGTAGATATCACATCGTCGTTTCCGCAACTTTAAAACGCTTTCAAGTCAACGAAGCAAACTCAAACCTAAACCAAAGCCATAAAGTTCCGTCCGGTTATTAAATCGATACTCAATGTCAAACCAAAGCTTTTTAAAGATCGCAAGAGACAACTCAGCTTCACTGATAATTGCATCATCTTCAACATGATAATCGCCCCACAATGAAAGACGGCTATGCTCAGTCAAAGAATATTCCCCGGTCAAAGAAAAGCGCTGGCCGCCCTCATCTGTTTCATAGGGAAAATAGGTTGCGGCCAGTTGCGCGCCTTTGTAGTTAAAAGAAAGTCGAGCACCAACCAGCAAAAAGTCGTTATTCAAGCCGCTCGAATCTTCGTAGTTCAACTCAAAGCCAAGTCCGTATGATTTGTGCCGATGAAGATAAAACCAACCGCGTTCACGAAGATAATAGCCCGAAAGATCATTCGGGTCTGCATCATCCAACGCAAACAAGTCCATATGCCCCGTGAAAGTCACTCCGTACCCGGAAAGCGCCTGAACAAATGTCAACTTGCTCTTTTCCTGCCCCGTGTCCCAAGAATATTGCGGAAAAACCTGAGCAGCAACAGGACTACACTGCCAGGCCAGCAAAAAGAAAAAACAAATCGATAAAAAACGAACTACCTTCTTCATACCATTCCTCCTGAAATGTTACAGTTCATAATTGTCCAAAGCTGTCATAAATCCATTGTGCAAGATTCTGCACCATATCAGAACGACAACACTTAATAATACCATGGCAATCATCTGAAAGCCACCATGTCGTAACCGGAACCCCAATATTTTGCGCGCGCAAAGAGACGTTTTCCGAATAAGAAAAAGAAACAGCCGGATCAAAAAGACAATGAGCTAAATAAAGTGGAGGATCTCCCATCGTCACAACCAAAGTATCAGGCAATCCGGCTGCTCCTGACGAAGCCAGCGACGGAGTGCCAGAATAGCCTAAATTACTGAAATTCAGGCTATCAACCTGCGGCCATACACCCGCCGCCAACGCGGCGAAGCCACCCGAAGATGTACCGTGCGTAATGATTTTAGTCGAGTCGACCGGCCATTGATCAGATTTCGATTTGATGAAGCGCACAGCCGCGCGCACATCGCTACCAGCCAAAGGAGTACCGGCAATAATTCGCAAAGAATCTGACTCAAAAGCAGGAGAATGGGGAAGTAGCCTGTAATTGATCGAGACGACAAAGTAACCTTTCTGCGCCATTTCTTTGCAAAACTCAATGTTATCCGAAACACTCGTTTTGCTACCCTGCCAGAAGCCGCCGCCATAAGCAAAAATCAAAACCCATCGCGAACGAGACGTGTCACCTTCAGCCCGATAAATATCAAGACGAAGATTGTCAATCACCATATCGCTTATTGATTCCTTTGGCGTGTAGGAATCACGGCAGTCTAAGCCTGCAATCGAAAAAAGCAAAACCCACAAAGGTAAAAAGATTCGATGTTTCATCATGTCCCCTTCCTAAGTTTCAGATTGAATGGCCGTGAAATTACTGAATTCCGAATCAGAACGCGGTCCATACCATTGCTCTTTCTGGTAAGTTTCTTCACCGCCGCCTGAGTCATGTTTTATTTTGGCACGCAAAATGTAGCCAGGATGATCACCGCCGCCGTTATATGCATCGCATTCATAGGAAGCACGAACATTTTCAGTAGAAACTTGATCCCAACCTTCAGTTTCTCCACCGGCGACAGGAGAAGAAGTGAAAGCCTGTGTTCCATCATCGAGCGTTTGCAAAGTATGCGAAAGCAACCCTTGCCAATATCGCTTATTTGTTGAAAGATAAGTTGCTTGATAAGTTGCAACATCAGACGCCACCGCAGAAAATTCGCTTAAAACAGCAGCATGATTCGCATGCTCACTAAAAGCTGCCATCAAGACCCCGCCGTCAGTGTCAAATCATAGGTGAACTCTATATTATCACCATTGTCCACATTAATTGCAGAAAAGACCGAGCGATCGAGAAGTGTTCCCGATGAACTCGCACTCAGAAGCCCATGTTCGGTCACAGCCCGAGAAGCCGTGAAGCTCACCGTTCCCACTGAACGATAAATATTCGCGCTCGCTCCTTCCGTTTGCGTTCCTGTCGCCCTGGTCTCTACTTCAGTTTGCAATGCAGTATCTCCTACAGCCTCAGCATTCGTACCCGTACCGGAGGCATGATATTTAAAGTCCGAAAGCGTAAACAGACCTTGAAACGCATCAACGATGGCATTTACACCTGCGGTCGTGACAACGCGACGACAAATAACACCAAAGTCCCGAAGAAGAACGCCACCGCGATAAAGTTTCGCCGAAAGCGCAGCCTGTGCAATCAGTTTTGAATCCTTTAGCTCTTTCATTCATGCTCCTTCATTACAATTTCAATACTCTCACTCAATGTTTTGCCAGAACCGTGAGCTTTTACAAATCTTCTACCATCAACACTCATAAAAAAAATGATTTCAACGCCAATGATCTCATACTCCCAACCCTTTTTACGACACAAATCGTTGATGCGTTCGGCATGAGTCTGTGCATCTCTATCAGTAGAGGAAAGAAAGCTACTAAAGAAAGACTTTAGACGCCGGAACATCCTGAAAAAGAAAAGCTTCATAGGTCTGTACTCCTATCCACAGTAACAAAATCAATTAAGCGCCGAAATGCCGCCGACGCTACATTTTTTACACCAGCGACAGCACCCGAAGAAGAAATGGAACCCGACAAAGAAATGAAAGCCTTCTTTATCACAGCACCCAAAGGAGTTATCACTCCCGAAAGATTTTTTTGTGTCGTCCTTAAAATGCTTCCGCTTGGTGTAATTGAACCAGAAAGCGAAAATTCAACGCCACGCACAATAGCAGCACTCGGCGTCAAAGAACCAGCAAGACTTTTAAGCTCCGATTCCGGCTTTAAGCTCACAACGATCATTCCCCAATCATCATTGCTTGCTAAATCATTTGACGCCCCAAGCTGAGTCGCACCAGCCGTATTCACCGGCCCTTGTTTCCAACAGTCCATGCGATTCGCGCCTTGATTGTTAATTATCCCGACCTCTCCACCGGGTACAGTGAAAATATTATTTGAAAGACTGTAACCAAAAGCCACAGCAAGCGAGTTATTGGTTACAGTCGTGATCGAGTCCAGCATATCATTGTTCGCGGTCGCCGGGCCAGCGTCCGTTCCGCTCGCTTCCACCGCTCCCGCTCCATTTGAACCTGAAGTATCACAGCCAGAGAAACGTACCACAATCGCCATCGCCTGTGATGAATTGCCGGTAAGCGTTACTGTAATTGCGCCGGTTGTCGGGCTTCCGTCAAGACCCCGAAAGAGATGAATTTTGAAAGAACTGTTGGTATTCTCAACGCTTGTTTCTTCAACAAACGTCACGCTATTACCTGCTACACTTGGATTGATCGCCGTATCAATGCAAGCAATAAAGACAAGGATGAGATCGTCAGCACTCGGCGTCCAGCTTGAAAAAACCAAAGAAGTTCCAGTGCCGCTTTTGAAAAGCGAAGCTTCATCAGAAACAGGCATATTATGTACTCCCGTTGCTGTGCCAGTCGCTCACTTCGCTCGCGGACTTTGCTTCATTATAAATACGACAATCATCGATCAACCCGTCTGTATGATTCACCGCATCACTCCGGGCACCAATGACAAATTTCTGACCGGAATTGTAAATACCACTCGAATAAGTCTTCGGATTGTTCGAGCCGTTCGAATCTAAAGAGCCATCGATGTAAACCCGAATGTCCGTCCCATTATACACAACACCAATGGTATACCATGTACCAGTCGAAAGCGAAGTTGCACCGATAGCCGAAGTCGAATTCGAGCCATCCGAAGAAAGACTTCCGCGAATCTTTCCACTCGAATCCATCCAAATTTCATAAGCTCGATCCGAACCGCCGCCGCCATCGCTTTTTGTTACCAAATTACTCGCGGAAGGAATCGATTCTGGTTTAAATCGAAACAGGATCGTGATGTCGCCAGTGATATCCAAACTTTGTTGTGAGCCGTCGGTAATTTCCAAACGTTCGTTATTGCCACGTTCAAGATCAACCGAACCATCTTGCGGGCTGGCATTTGCGTGACTTTCAGAAGAATAGCTTGGCGTGTTGACTTCAGTTAGCGGATTCAAACCTTGCGTGTCATTCCCCAAGTCATTTGAATCGCCAAAGCTCCAATGGGAAATGATCCCTGACTCACTCGATGAAGTTGCGACCGACCCCTGAAGCCGACCGACAACTTCGTAATGCCCGGAGAATTGCTTCAAACCAGTCACGATCAGAACTTTGGAACCGAAATGCGCTTCGTCAGCAAGATCAACTTTGTCTTTCAAATCACCGCGCCCGATCACAATAAAAGTAACTTTTATCTCAGCTTGCGGCACTTCCAAGCCTTTGTATTGGCTCGTCAAAGGCAAGACTTTGGCAAAAGCACTCGTAATGTGAGTCGAGCCACCCGGTTCTTTGAAGTCGACGCGAACTGGTCTTTGATCGCTTTTGTGTCCAAAGTAAGCCATCAGTAGGCAACTCTCGGTGGCGAAATGTTATAACCAAATGTCACATTAAACGTGCGCTCGGCAGCTTCCGAAGAAGCGGTTTTGAGACGAACGTAATTGAAGTAAACATCAGTAACGACCAGCACTTCACCAGCGCCAAAAGTCACATCCGAACCACCGCTTTGCAAAGCCGCCCACGTAGAGCCGTCTTGCGACACTTGAACAGTGACGGAAGCCGAAGTCAAAGTCGCCGGCGCTTGAATCGAAAGACCGTCCGCGAAGTTCAAATCAGCTTCGTGATTGAGTGAATTCGAATCTGTTCCTGAAGCTGCAACAGTGAAGTCCGTTGCGTTTTCCAGTTTTCTTGCCATCATTAAGCCTTTCTCTTAACAATTACAATTATTCGGGGAACTTCCTTCTTTCGGGGCGGTGGCGGCGTTGTTGGTCGCTGAACGGTTGGTTTAGGCTTCTTCATCATAACCAACGCCCCTTTCGACGCCAAGCATTTGCCAAAGCAATCGCATCTTTCCCAGATCGAGCGGTTTGACCAATCTGCGCGTAAGTATGCCAACGCTCATCGTTTGCAAACGTCTCAATGAAGTCAGCAATCGAAAAGAAGGGATTGTAACCCCAACCAGTGATATAAAGCTGTTCAGATTCATCGCGGGCAGTCGTAAACTCAAAAGTTCCGTTCTCGTAGCTTTCGGAATTCGGAGTCACTGTATCGTAGCTGTCGTCTTTGTCGTCTCTCACTTCAACGTCGGTATCGAACCAACCACGATCTGCCCAATGTTTCTTGCGATCAACGTCCCTTTCCAAAGGCATTGCATCAACCCAACGCCGATAGCGAAGCAAAAGTCTTTCAAGCTCATAGCTGTTTATCAACGCCGCCCGATAAAGAAAGTCTCGATTTGTATCAGTAAAACCTTTGAAGTCTGTTGACAAAGCACCGGAACCAGAAGCCGGAATACCTGTGAGTTGATCGCCATTAATGCCGGTATAGGTCACAAGCTCGTCGTTGTCAAGCCGCAAAGCCTGGCCACCGCCGATCTCAAAGACGCCAATATCACTCAGCCGCATTTCGGTTGAACCCGAGCTCACATCGTCGGGAGCGTAGGAACCAAGCCCAAGCTCCCGAAGAACATACTCTCCAATGTAAAGAATGTTGGTAGGGAAAGCCATCGTTTCACCTATTCTTCTGGGTTCTCTGAGTTGTTTGCTTCAGCCGCAAGCTTCAGCTTCGCTTCAAGTTCCGCGGCTTCTCGTAAAGCGTTCGGAAGCTCGGTTGTTTCGTAAACCAAGCCACGTTCTTTGTAAAGCTTCCTGCGGGCTGCATCCCATCCTGTCACTTCATCGCCGGGTTTATAGTTCTTTCCCGTTTTCGCATCAGCAAAAGTGACTTTTGCAAGAAGATACTTCTTATCTGGCATTTGAAAGCTCCTATTTAGAGTTAAAGAGTGAAAACAAAAGCGCCTTCCACGCCGGAAAAGCGAAAGAAGGCGCGGCCTGTTTAAAAAGAAGAAAAGCTCAGTTCACAATCTCGTCAACCGAAGCAAGGTCATTGTCGGAAGCCGGACCGAAACGCGGCTCAAAGCCAAGAACCAAGCCAGCAATGTCACTGGTCGCAGTAGCAACGGTCATTGAAAGGCGAATGTGATCAAAGCCGTTCGCAACGTCAAGCTCTGAAGCATCAACGTTGATAACTGCTTGCTTGTCACTATCGCTACCAGCATCAGTCAAAGCAGTAATTGCCTTGCCCGTGATGTCTTTCGCGCCCGTGCCACTGGAATCAGTCGCTTGCTCGATCTTCGCGTTTAGCGTCGCGGATGAACCGAGAGCACCAGCTAAAATGATCGCCATCGCCTTCTTGAATTTACCCATATCGCACCAATCCGACGTAACAGTCGAAGCGGCGGTTGCATCAGGGTCAACAACGCCAAGGATTGCGGCGGCTTCTGATGGCATTTGCATTTGAAACCTCCTGTTTAAGGATGAAGAAAATTAAAAGCTTCTTTCTGACAACTCCGGCAATGTTTTAGCTCAAGGAAACGTAAGGAGAAACGGTCGTTGAGCCATCCATCAACGTAATTGTGTTTTGGAGCCACGGTTGCCCATCGTAACGCTGAATCACTCGGAAAGCCGTCTGATTCTCTTTGAACTTCACGCTGCGATCTGCATCCATCGTGATTCTCTGCCTGTCACCAAGCAGGTAATAGCTCCAATCAGTCAACAGCACATCGCCGGCAGTGCCGAGCGCCGGATTGCGGCCAGTGTACTTAATCGGATAACCGAGTAACCTGTTCGGAATACCGTCTGCGGCGTTCTGGACAAAGATGTTATTTGTGCCGTCAGTGAATTGAGCCAGCTTCGGAATAACAGACTGGTTAATGTGCCACATCGGCTCGTTTGAAAGAAGCACTTTGGAAAGCATCGTCACAGCATCAACAAACTTGAAATCCGAAGCAGTGTTTCGACTCACTGCAATCTTGGCGGGGCTATTCAAAACGCCCAAAGGACGTCCTGCCCCATTGCCGTTAATTGAGTCATACTCCTCCATCGCGGCCAGCGCGTTTCCGAAAGAATTGGGACCCGCAAAGTAGGCTTGAAGCGAAATGGGAGAATCTGCCAGCAGAGAGTTCGGCACTTCAATGTAGCCGGCAAGCTCGCGGGCATGAAGATCGACCATTTTGAACGAAGCATTGCTTTCCGTGATCGCGGCGTTTTCTTCGGTGTAATACACCTGTACGCCGCCTGCGAAAGCAGACACACCAGCAGCACCTTGCGAATAATCAGGAGTAGGCCACTCAATGGTTCGTGATCTCATCGGAATAACCATCGCTCTGCGACGAAGAACACTCGCTTCATCACGAACAGTCAGAATGCTCGACTCTTGTTGGGCTGGAATCAAATAGCCACCGGAAGCACCAACTTCGCCGGCAAGATCGCGTTTCTCCATAAAATGCAAAGCGTCCATCCGCTCATCATGGCGACCGCGAACAGAATGGTTATAAAGAGCAACCATGTAGTCGCCGGCATCATTGAAACCGGAGTTTTCCTTAGCTTTTTGCTCTTTTTCCCGTTCTTCCTTCTCGTCGGCTTGTTCCTGGGCTTCCTTCGCCAAAGTGGCTTCACGTTCCATAATCTGTTGAAGCTGTTTGGCTTGTTTCTCGATCTTGTCGGCCTGTTGTAGCCATTGATCGACCTGTGACCGTTCATCGTCGGTCATTTCTTCTTTTAGAGATTCGCGGGCTTTCGTAATCAACTGATGCGCCTCGCGATACAACTCTTTTGGAGTTTTCATAAAACAACGCTCCTTGTTAAGCGGTGATTTATTTCTGCGATTTGTATTCTAAGTGCAAGATTCTTTGTCGCTGTGAGTGTTTCCGGCTCGGCAGCATCATCGTCTTGCGGCTCAGAAATTGTATTTTGAAACTCAACCAACTCAGCCAACGTCTCAGCCGGTCGGTTAAATTTTTGCCTGAATTGCTCTGAAAGTTCAACAATATCAGTAATCAAAGGCGACGTTTGAGCTTCTGATCGCGTTCCGGTCGTCGTTGTCGCCGGATTCTGGCCAAAAAGAACAGTAGAATATTCAATAACTTTCAGTTCATCCAAATGCCTGATAACTGGTCCCTTTTTCTGTTCTTCCCATCGCTCCTTGATTGCCCGGAACCCGATAGACCATTCATCCTTATCGCCGGCTCTGTAATGAGCGAATTCTTCGGCAGCATGTTGGACGGAAAGATTGAATTGGGACTTAGTATAAAGCGCGCCCGTTGCTTCAGGCCATGCAGCAAGAAGCTCTTTTGGCAGCTTTCCACGGGAATGTTCTGCGATCTCCAAGCATTGACCAAGAACCTTTTGCCGATTATGGCCATTCAAAACCCGAATCTTGCCCGTTCCTTCGGGACCGCGTTCGCGGATCGTCTTTTTGAAAGCGCCACTGTGTACAATCTCTGTCATCCAGAGAAAATTCAAAGGAACGCCACAAACAGCGACATAAGCCTCGACAATTCCTTCGGCTTCAACAGTGCCAAGCACCAAGCCACGAGTGACAATATTGTGATCTTCAAGCTGCTTGCGCTGCTCGACAGATGGCTCCCAACTCATTTTTGTGCTCCTTTCTCAGTGAACTTCGGGTTTTTCTTGTAAAAGTTCCCTTCATTGTCAGGCGAAAGACCAATTTCCTGCCTCGCCTCGTTTTGTGTCAAGACTCCTGAGTTGAAGCCATCAACAGCACGCCGAAACTGAGCGTTTCGATCTTCCTGCAACGCCTGAATGCTGGAATAATCATGAAGGATTGACTCGTTTTCCTTCAATTCACCACGCTCGGCAAAGAAACGATTGAAAGCTTCAGAGATTCGGCGATTGTCGGGAATAATCTTATCGAGCCAAAGAGCCTTTCGAGATTCGCCGACATTTGAAACAAAAGCGCCCTGATTCTGCAAACCAACCTGTACGCCAACAAGAACGGGCGGAACATCAAAAACAGCGCAAATCCTTGCTTCAGACATTCGTCTGATGTCCCCAAAAGCCATTTTATCAAAGTCCAGGCCGAGTTGTTGGTATTTTGCAGAAGCGTCCAAGATCATCACTTCAGCCCAATTAAACTCACCGGAATACTGTGCCTTGAGACGATTACGGATACGCTTCACTTCAGGGTCGTCAAGGACATTCTCTGTTGTCAACAAACCGAACGGAATTGCAGCATTGTTAAAGAAGTCACGAAGATAGGCAGAAGCCTTATTGTCAGCATCAGCCTCGTAAGCAGCAGCAGAAAGCGGCGGAAGTCCACGCCCCAAGCCTTCAAACTCATCGAGCGGGTCTGGATACTTAATATGAATGATATTCTCCGGCAAAAAAGGAAGCTTTTCGCCATCTTCAGTGACATAAAGAAAGCCCAAAAGCTCTCGGGAAAGCGGAATAGGCTTGATTCGATCAGGTCTGGAAAAGAACATCTGAGCCGGTTCCTGTGAATCATCGTAGATAATGAAGCACTCACCGGCGAGATTCAAAAAAGTGTGGATTTGCTCTGCAAAAAGGAAAGAAGAAGTGAAGAAGTTGGGCTTTTTAAGAAGCTTGACAATGAAATGATTTGGAACCTTCTCAACATCCGTTGCGGTCGTTTGTTCAACAATGAACGGCGCTGAAGGTGCTGTTGTCGCGATCTTCCGAATACAGGAATAGACAACAGAGTTGCGACGATACCCATCCTGAGCAAAGGTTTGATAGTCAACAACAGGCTCAATCTCGTTTTCTTCCCGCCAAGCTGCAAAAGTGAAAGGCGCTGCATTCTTCTTGACAGCTACCGGCTTTTTATTAATTCGCCGGAACAGTTTGGAAAACAAATCTTTAAGGTTCATGCTGCCATTGAATGAAGAAAAAGAGACAAAAGCAAGGAATTTCTGCTTTTTGAGCTCAAGCACCGTCAAACATAAATCCCCAAACTCGACTTTGTAAGCTTGTTGAAAGCTCCACCTGTTGCGTCTGCTTGATCTCGAATCTTCGAATGTGGAACGACCGAAAGCTCATCGAGATAGTCCGCATTCCAACGGCCTTCAACAAGAAAGACATTTGAAGCTTCAGCCTGAGCAGCAAAAGGCTCAAGGCCGCGATCTCGGGAATCTTTCGCCTTTGTTACTTTGTCAGCTTTAACATTGAAGCCAGCAAGCATCCGAGTTGTTGATTCGGCTGATTCTTTGCCGCCACTCCCCGGCTCTTGTTCGTGCCAAATGTAGTATTTGGAGCCGTAAACAGACTTATCCATGATCGACGTCTGTTTGATGATCTTGTCGCGCTCACCTGAAGCCCATTGGCCACGAACGACATCAAGAACATAATATCTTTGCTCCTTTCGACCCATCAACAGGCCGACCGTAAAGGTTCCAGAGCCAGCAGTACCAGCTTTGTCCCAATAGCGAACGACTTTCTCCAATCCTGAAGGCCGGCGCTTGACAAATTGAAACCAAGAACGACGAATGAGATAACCGGAGAAGTCAACGTACCAATCAGCATCTACCCACGCGGCTTTCAATTTGGAGCCGACAGACTCAATCGCATCCCAATAGCTTTGATCGAGATAGCTTGTTTTCTCTCGAACGCCTTGCAGATATCCAAACTTATCAACAGCTTTCATCCGGTTTTCAGGAAGCTTCTTCTCAACGAAGAACTCCCGAACCCACACCTGACCAATGCCATCAGGGTTCGAAGTCGCAGCAAAGAAAGCATCAGAAAGGCCAGGCCATCGCAAAGAGCCATCGAGCACGTCAAAGAAGCGAATCTCCGGCTCGACAAACTCTTGATGTTTGGTAAGCTCATCGATGAGTATTGCAGCCCATTCGCTGCCTCGATACTTCTGCGGCTTATCAAGACTTCGAAAACAAAGCTTTCCCGCGCCGTACTCGGGGCGAATATGAAAGCCAAAACCGTCTATCTTGGTCGTTTTCACTTCGCCGAGCCACTTCGGGAACTCAGAATAAATCTTATTGACTTGGCGGTCGATTAAGGTTGGATAATCTTCACAGGCTAACATCAGTCGAACATTTCTGTGACCTTCCATCCCCCATTTCAGAAGCCGACGAAGCCCGTACCATCGAAGCCAGTAGCTTTTCAGAACACCGCGGCGTCCGCCATAAAGGAAGTAACGAAGCGCGTCACAATTTGACGTCGCTCGCCATTGCATCGGAGTGAAGTTGCAGAGTTTGGAGAAGGAAAGCTTTTGCATTTCATTCGATCACAGTCTCATAAATACATCCAAATTCCGGCAAAACAGAACCTTCGTAAACTTCATCAAAGCTATCATCCTTGAAAACCAAACAAACCGTGTTCGGGTAACGGACTCGATCTTCAAACATATCAACGAACTCAGCCGTTTCCGGCAACCCTTTTACACATTTCCACTTAACTTTATCCGAACTCCAACCTTCCCTCATCATTTCACACAACAAAGTTGCGCTTACAGGAACAATCACCATTCGCCTATTTAAAGACGTGTGGATATCCATGCTTTGACTCATAATAACTCCTTATTTGTCCATGACCAATATCTTTGCTCCGGTCAGATCATGCTTCTCAGGAGCGTAAAGCCCCCAAACCTTCGCTCGCTGCGTTCTGATCTTGTCAATCGCATCGAGTATTGAAGTTTCTAATCGATATTCAAGCTTCTTTGTTAAAGGGTCGCGCCGGCGAGATTTAAAATGAGAAAGACGGTATTGTTTTCTCAATTCTCGCTCGTCTCGGTCGAGCTTTGCAAGAAACAAAGCCCTTTGCTCAGAATATTCGTCAATCGCCTCCGATGTCAGCTTTTTCAAAAGCCATTCCACATCGCGACTGACAGTGGATTGAGAAACATCCAGCATTTCAGCGATTTCCTGCTGCGAAAGGTCACTAAAGTAAAGCTCAGCAACCTTTTTGCGCCGATCTGCAAGCTCCAATGACTTCCTTGAATCGCGACTCATCGTAGCTCATCCTGCGTCATTGTTTCATAATTCTGGCCACGAAGCTGCTTATTCCCGGGCTTTTTCAATTCCTTCAGAAAGTCTGTGACAAACTGCAAACAGTCATTATTCCAGACCGTATCAGAAACCGGACAAAGAACATACTGGCGCCAGCGCGGATAATAGATGATTTGACCGATCACACTATCAGATTTCCTATTCTTAACAACGTAGTTGCGACGATCAGACAAAGGTATTCGAAGCTCACCGATCACAATGAACTTGCCGCTTTTTACGATCTTCATTTTATGCACTCCCTGTTATTCACTTTTGAGTAATGTTAATGAGTTGTGGATAAGTGCCGTCCTTGCGGTGGATAACTTGTTGAAAAGTACCAATTCAACCCGAAGAATGACACCTTCCACCTGCTGCTTGCTATCCACTGTTACTTATCCACATTTTTAATGACTTATCCACACCCAAAATGTGGATAACTTCTATGATTAAGTCGCTGTTTTTCCTGAGCGACGTTGTAGTTATCAACATATCCACACGCTCTACTACTACTACTCTTTAAATCTTAAAAAAAGAATTAAGAAGTAGAGTGTTTTTCTCCCAATTTGTAACAAAAACGATGAACGATCAAATGAAGCAAAGCATTGAGAAGCCAAGCCTCGACATTTTCATGTGGCCAGCCATAAATTTGACCATAAAGCAGTGAAATAGGAACATCGCGACGAAGCCAATTAAGAGTGTGGAACGAATTAAGCACTCGAATCAACCAAGCTGGTAAGCGATGTTGCAAGTTCAGCCTTACAAACACCAAAGCCCAGGGCATGTCAGCGCGACCGACACGGCCATCGAGATAAGAGCCAAAGACACGAATGAGCCAAATGCAAACATGAAAGACAAACATGATATCACCTCGTTATTTGTGGCGATGGGATCCGGAATCGACAGTTTCGACGATAGTTACCGGCATTTAACCAACAACAGCCATCGCGCTCGATGGCGACCAAACAGGAAAGTGGTTGCTTCGAACAATACCAGCCTTCCAGAGATCAAAAAAGCATTGACGCAGAGCAAAAACAGCATCTTTCGCCCGATTTGGCATCGGCAAACCTACACCGTAAACAGCATGGTAAAGCTCGCGAAGCGTAGGCATTGCGTAAACATTCGGATATTTGTTCTCTCCGGGCAATGCCGTGTAATATCGGAGCTTCTCTGCTGTACAATAACGCAAAGGAAAACGAATGCTTCGACCACCCGAGCTCGCAACATCATTTGCAACGATGGCCATTTGCCTTGTCGCGCCGTGCATCACAAACACGTCAGCCATTCGCAACAGCGTTGCCACTTGTCGAACAATGTCTTTGATCGGCTTTCCGTTCATCCTGCATTCCTCGGCTGTAATTCCAAGCACTTTCTCTATTGCCGGCGAGATTCTCAATCCGTTTTCTCGCACCAGCGTGTCGAGCGAAGCCTTCTGTTCATTCTTCCACGTGCACAGAGAAGCGGCATATTCAACGCCCCTGTTCTCATTCAAACCGTTTGGTCTAACTTCCGCGAAAAGAATCATCTTTTTTCTCCTGTTTGTGTTTTGCCATCAGTCGGTAAAGCGTTCGTTCCTTCAAACCGAATGCCTTTGCCACATCTTTGCGCGTTTTCCTTCCATGAATGACCATTCCCCGCATCACTGCTACAATTCTTGACTCTGCTGCATCGAGCAACTCATTGAAATCGTCGCCACTGACATTGCCGATATAAACTTCGTGTTCCATTCGTTACCTCCTGTTTGATTTCTGCCAAATTAGACATAGTTATTCATTTAGTCAAGTTCTTTCTGCCATTATTGGCACACCCTGGGCTTTTACTATGTCCGCCACAGCCTCCCCCACCACAGATCGTGACTGGGAAAC